GGCCGGGGTCTGGAAAGCTGGCTCGTCGACCACCTCGTGCTCGAGGGCGGCCCCGGCGATCCGGCCTGCTGGCAGCAGCTGACGGATCTGCTCGGGCGGACATGGACACATGCCTCGGGTCAGCCGATGGCGCTCGCCCGGCTCGCGATCGACACGGGCTACGAGACCAGCGCGGTCTATGCCTGGTCGCGCCAGGTGGGTTTCGCGCAGGTGGCGCCCGTGAAGGGGGTCGAGGGGTTCACCCGCACCAGCCCGGTGACCGGGCCGACCTACGTCGATGCGACCGTCGCCAGCAAGCGGCTCTGGCGCGGGGCCCGGCTCTGGACCGTCGCCACCTCGACCTTCAAGGCCGAGACCTACCGCTTCCTGCGGCAGGACCGGCCGACGAAGGAGGACCAGGCGGCGGGCGCGCTGTGCCCGCCCGGCACGGTCCACCTGCCGGACTGGGCGGACGGCGAATGGCTGAAGCAGCTGACGGCCGAGCAGCTGGTGACGGTGCGCACAAAGCGCGGCTTCGCGCGGCTCGAATGGCAGAAGCTTCGCGAGCGCAACGAAGCCCTCGACACCCGAGTCTATGCCCGCGCGGCCGCATGGATCGCCGGTGCCGATCGCTGGCCCGAGGCGCGATGGGCCGATCTGGAAGCGCAGCTCGGCGTGGCGAAGCAGGACGGGCCAACGGAAGGCGCGGCGGCGGCGCCGTCCGGGCCGAAACGCACGATGCTACGCCGGAGAACGGTGCGGTCGAGCTACATGGCTAGAGAAGGGTCAGTGTTTGCGAGACGCCCGACTGCGCTGAAAGGCATCAAGGGCCGTCTTGCGCTTGGCGGCAATTTCGCGAAGGCGAGCCGCGATCTCGGTCTCGCCGAACTCAGTCGGGTGAAACGGTCCGCCATACCAGCGGACCATGTCCTTATGCTGGGGATGGCGACGGTTCGCGATCGCCTCGACGAAGTCCATGAAGCCGGTCGGGCCACCGACGTCCTCCGGTGGAGCTGTCCGTTCGCCTCGGAGAAAGACCGGGTAGTCGAGAGCAGGATCGGCAGGCACGACGGCCTCGATCACGAGGTGGTGCTGCCAGTTGTCGCCGAAGTCGTAGGTGTAGAGAAACTCCGAGACGCCACGTTCGATTAGGGTGGAAAGCCGCAGTCCCTTGGCCTGATACACTTTGCGGCCCCAGAGGGCATCCTCAGGGTCGGGCTCGCCGTAGACGCGATCGCCGATGGCGAACTCGTAGAGGTGATAGTCCTCCCAGGGCATCACCGCCTGAATGATCTCGTGAAGCGCCCGCAGATTGGTCGAAAGCCCAACCTCGACCCTGCGCCAGATGCGCGGCTCGAGATGCTCGAAATCGATGCGGATACGGGCAATCTGGTCGATCATGGCAGGCTGTTCGGGGCGGGCTCGACGATAGAAGGTGCCTCAAATGCCGACAACTACGGATCTGCGTTCCCGCCGCCAGGCGCTCTCGGCGCAGCGGTCCTCGGGCGTCGCGCGGGTCAGCTATGACGGCAAGACCGTGGATTATCGCAGCGTTGCCGAGATCGATCGGGCAATCGAGGCGCTGGATCGCGAGATCGCCGCGGCCGAGGGGCGTCGGATCGTCCGGCATGTGCGCGTGACGACAGCGAAGGGGCTCTGAAGCATGCGCCTCTTCGACCGTTTCCGCCGCCGGTCAACTGGTGGCCCCACTGCCGTGCGCGCTCGGCTCGAAGGCGCTATGGCGAAACCACGGCTCCGGGGCTGGAACCCGCCCTTGGAGAACATCAACGCGCTGGTCTCCTCCGGCGGGCCGCGTCTGCTCGCGCGGTCCCGCGAACTCGTGGTGACCAACGGCTATGCCGCCAACGCCTGCGAGGCCTTCGCGGCGAACCTGGTCGGGGACGGGATCAAGCCGTCCTCGCTGATCGGGGACGCCGACCTGCGCGACCGGGTGCAGCGGCTCTGGCTCGCCTGGACCGACGTGGCCGACGCGGACGGGCTGACGGATTTCTACGGCCTGCAGGCCATGGTCGCGCGCGAGATGTTCGTCGCGCGCGAGATGTTCGTCGCGGGCGAATGCTTCGTCCGGCTGCACCCGCGCCGGACCGAGGACGGTCTGCTGGTGCCGCTGCAGCTGCAGCTTCTCCAGTCCGAGATGCTGCCCTTCGAGAAGACGGAAGTAGCGGCCAACGGCAACCGCATCCGCTGCGGGATCGAGTTCGATGCGATCGGCCGCCGCGTGGCCTACCACTTCCGCCGCCGCCATCCGGGCGACAGCACCGACCAGGGGGCGGTGATCCCGGAGACGGTGCGCGTGCCGGCCGCGGATGTGCTGCACATCTATCGCCCCATCGACGCGGGCCAGATCCGGGGACTGCCGCATATCGCGCCCGCCATGGTGCGGCTGTTCCTCCTGGACCAGTACGACGACGCAGAGCTCGACCGGAAGAAGACCGCGGCGATGTTCGCGGGCTTCATCACCAAGACCGCGCCGGAAGAGCCCCTGATGGGCGAGGCGGAAGCGGATCTCGATGGCGCGGCCATCGCCAGCCTCGAGCCCGGCACCATGCAGGTGCTGCTGCCGGGAGAGGATGTGAAGTTCTCGTCTCCGGCGGATGTCGGCGGCGGCTACGAGGCGTTCCAGTACCGGACGCTGCTGGCGGTCTCGGCCTCGCTGGGGCTGCCCTATCACCTCGTCACGGGCGATGTCCGGCAGGCGAACTACTCGAGCCTCAGGGCGGAGCTTGTCGAGTTCCGCCGCCGCTTCGGCCAGCTCCAGCATGGCGTGATCGTGCACCAGCTCTGCCGCGCGGTCTGGCTGCGCTGGCTCGAGACCGCGGTGCTGTCGGGCGCGCTCGATGCCGATCCCGCGACGGCGCGACCGATGCAATGGATCCCGCCGCGTTGCGACTGGGTCGATCCGCTGAAGGACATCCAGGCGCAGGTCCTGGCGATGGAGGCCGGCATCACCTCGCGGCGCAAGGTGGCCGAGGCCACCGGCTACGACATCGAGGAAGTCGACCGCGAGAACGCCGCCGACGCCGCGCGCGCGACGGGGCTCGGCCTGCGCTACCGCACGAGCCCCGGCGAGACGCAGGGCGCCCGCGCGACGCCAGAGACGCGGCCTGACCCGGGCGCTGGCGCCGGCACCGACACGGACGACGGCACCGACGCGACCGATCCGGACACCGAACAGGAGTGACGACATGGCAAGCTGGTATGCGATCCGCGCCCGGGGGCGCGGCCGAGAGGACGCGCGCGCGGAAGTGGCGATCTATGACGAGATCGGCGCCTATGGGGTCTCGGCGAAGGGATTTCTTGCAGAACTGGGCGCGCTGCCCGAGGGCACGCCCGTCGATCTGCGGCTCAACAGCCCCGGCGGATCGGTCTTCGACGCGGTGGCGATCCACAACGCGCTGAAGCGGCACGAGGGCACAGTCACGGTCTGGATCGACGGCATCGCCGCTTCCGCCGCCTCTTACATCGCGATGGCGGGCGACGAGATCGTCATGCCCGAGAACGCTTCTGATGATCCACGACCCGGCCGGCCTCGTGATGGGCACGGCCGAGGACATGCGCGCCATGGCCGAGGCGCTCGACAAGGTGAAAGGCAGCCTCGTCTCCGGCTACGCTGCGAAATCCGGGCGGACACCGGAGGAGGTCTCCGCACTGATGACGGCCGAGACCTGGTTCGACGCGTCCGACGCCGTGGCACAGGGCTTTGCCGACCGCCTGATCGAGCCTGTCCGGATTGCCGCGAACTTCGACATCGGTCGCTTCCGCAACGCGCCGCCGGTCCTGGTTGAGGGTGAGGCGGAACCGTCGCCCCAGTGGGGCGACGCAAGTCCGCCGAACGAGGCTGAGCAGGAGCCAGACGGCGAAAGCGACGTCGGCGAGATGGAAACGCTCGAGGACACCGACGAGGCCGCCGAAGGCGACCAGGTCGAGGACGCCGAGGACGAGCAGGCCACCGCTTCCGATACTCCAGAGCTGCCGGCCGAGACGCCGCCGCCCAGCGGAACGCCGCCAGATCCCGCCGCGATCCGGGCGGAGGCCATCGGGCATGCCCGCACGGTCATCGATCTCTGCCGCCTCGCGGGCCAGCCGCAGATGGCCGGTCGCTTCCTTGAACAGGACGCGAGCCTCGACGAGGTCCGCGCGGCACTTCTCGCCGCCAAGGCCGAGGCCGAGCCCGAGATCGCGGGTGTTGGACCCGAAGGACCACGCGACGGTGGTGAACTACTTCACCGAGTTCGGCATCACGCCCGCGACCGAAATCGACTTCGACCTCGACAACGCGAGCCAGGTCTCGGGCGCGCTGAGCAAGCGCTGCCAGGCGCTGATCGAGAGTGTCGAGGACTCGATGGGCGGGCTTTCTGCCGGGGCCGTGCAGGTGCGCGCCGAATGCGGCTCGGCCTTCTTCGCCGATCTCGTGGCCCACAAGGAGGTGCGGGAGACCTACCTCAACACCGCCGCCGCGGCCGATCTGCG